AAGTAGTAGTTGTAGGAAATGATATACCAGCTAATGGTGGAACATTAGGAGATAATGATATGCATGTTGATGGTGAAACGTGGTGTGTAAATTTTTTTGGTGGTGGCATATGGAAACAAACTTCTTACAATGATAATTTTAGAAAAAAATATGCAGGTATAGGACATGTATACAACGAATCAAAAAATAAATTTTTAACACCTCAACCTTATGCTTCATGGTCACTTGATTCAAGTGACGATTGGCAAGCACCAATAACTTATCCATCAGTAGTTGATGATGGCGAAGATACACCTTCATGGTTTTATGAAATTAAATGGAATGAAACTAAATATAACGCTGACAACAATAAAGGTTGGGAAGCAACTAAATCAAACGATAACGCGGAAAATCCAACAGTTTACGATTGGAACGGATCAGCTTGGGTATCCGGATAGGAGACTCAAATGGCTAGACAAAACGGCGGATTAATTGGCAAAAGAAATATAACTTCTTTTGGAAAAAATACTCAAACTGTTCATACATCATCTGGAACAAAAACTTTTCAACCAGCTACAAGAAGTATTAAAACTTTAATAGTCGCTGGCGGTGCATCTGGTGGAAGTGACCAAGGTGGCGGTGGAGGCGCAGGTGGTTTAAGAATTATAAATTCTATTGATTTATCTACAAACTCAGCACCTATTACAATTGGTGCAGGAGGAACAGCAAAAGCATCTGGAAATAATTCAAGTGTTGGAGGTCTATGTGGTACAGTTTTATCAACTGGTGGAGGAGCACAAGGAACACCAGGTGGATCTGGTGGTGGAGCTTATGGAAATCCAGGTCCAGGTAAGGGTTGTGGTAATGCAGGTGGTTTTTCACCACCAGAAGGTAATAACGGTGGTACAGGTTCTATTATTGTAGGATGTAGTCAAGCATCTGGAGGTGGAGGGGGCTCTGGTGCTGTAGGTGGTAACTCTGGTGGAACAAGTAATGCAAAAAGTGGTGGAGCAGGTGGTGCTGGCACAGATACTAGTCCACATTTTCCAGGTGCACCTAATTGCGGTGTTTACGCTGGAGGAGGTGGAGGTGGCGCTGGTGGACCAGGAACTTCTGGAGGAGCTGCAGGTCCTGGAGGAGGTTCTGCAGGAACAATAAATTCTAACGCAGGTAATAACGCTACTGCAAATACAGGAGGTGGCGCTGGTGGTTCAGGAAACCCCCCTGCACCTTCAGCGGGTAACGGTGGTTCAGGAATAGTTATTACAAGAGAATTAAATAAAGCAAGTGGTGCATGGAATTTAAAAACACATTATTCAAAATTAAGGGAAGAAGTTGTAACATGGCCTAAAAGATTAGTAGCAGTAGATTATTTAGTAGTAGCTGGTGGTGGAGCAGGAGCATCAAGTCCAGGAGTTGTTGGTGGAGGTGGTGCAGGAGGTTATCGTGCATCAGGATATGGTCCAAGTCCATTACAAGGGTCAGAATTAGAATTAAGTTTAGGAAGTTATTCAATTACAATTGGAGGTGGTGGAGCATCTTCTGCACAAGGAGGATGCACTGGTGCTAACAGAGGAAATAATTCAATTTTTTCAACCATAACATCTACAGGTGGTGGAGGTGGTGCAGGTGGTGCTAATCCAGGTTGTCAAGGTATTTTTCCAACAATGCCAGGGGGTTCTGGTGGTGGAGGATCAAATGGAGCTCCAGGACCAAATGGAGGATTAGGAAATACACCTCCTGTTGATCCACCCCAAGGTAATGCTGGAGGTAATGGTGGAGGACCAAGTCCTAATGGAGCTGGTGGTGGAGGTGGTGCTACTGCATCAGGCACACCTGCTAATCCAAGTTCATGTGGATCAGGAAATGGTGGTGCAGGAGCACCTAATTTAATTTTAGGCCCCGATACTTCATACGCTGGTGGTGGCGGTGGAGGAGGATTTAGAAGCCCAGGACCAAATGGTTCAGGAGGAGCTGGTGGTGGAGGTGCTGGAGGTAATCCAGGACCAAGTCCGTCTTCAGGTGGAACAGCAGGAGTATCAGGAACTGCCAACACTGGAGGTGGCGGTGGTGGAGGATCTGGATCAGGTCCAAACGATGGTGGAGCAGGTGGTTCAGGAATTGTTGTTGTAAGAGTTCCAAGTAGTTTTACTTTAGCAGGAACACCATGTGCAGCCTTTTGTGGTTCTACACATCCAGGCGGTGATAAAATAGGTAAGTTTACTGCGTCTGGAACGTTGACAATAGGTGGATAGTAAGTATATTACAGTTATTGTGGTAAAAGAAAGAACATGAATCTTACAAACTATTATTATTACTTTCAATCAGCAATACCAGAACGTATCTGTAATGATATTGTTCGTTATGGAAAACAACTACAAGATCAAATGGCAGTAACTGGTGGATATGGACATAAAAAATTAAATGAAAAACAAACAAAAGATTTAAAGAAAAAAAGAAATTCTGATATTGTTTGGATGAATGACAGATGGATTTATAAAGAAATACATCCATACATTCACCAAGCTAATAAAGATGCAGGTTGGAATTTTCAATGGGATTTTAGTGAGTCTTGTCAGTTTACAAAATATACTAAAGGTCAATTTTACGATTGGCATTGTGATGGTTGGGATCAACCTTATAATAGACCTAATACTGATTCACATGGTAAAATTAGAAAACTGTCTGTAACAGTTACATTATCTAACCCTAAAGATTATAAAGGTGGTGAGTTAGAGTTTGATTTTAGAAATATGGACCCTGATAAAAAACCCAATATTAAAAAATGTACAGAAATTTTGCCGAAAGGATCTCTAGTTGTATTTCCTGGTTTTGTATGGCATAGAGTATGTCCAGTTAAAAAAGGTGAAAGAAATAGCTTAGTTATTTGGAATTTAGGGTGGCCATATAAATAATATGAAAAATAAAAAAATAAAAAAAGAATTAATGTTTCCAAAACAATTAGCAAGAGAAGACTTATTTAAATGTCCTATATGGTTTGGAGATGAGCCTGGATTTGTTAATGAATTAAATAAAGCATCTGATTCTTACATAGAAGAGTCTAAAAAAAATTTAAAAAAATCTATAAATGAACGTAACAAAAAACTAGGTAATAAAGGAGATATGGGTCATGTGTTTCATTCAACATCGTTAATAGGAGATCCTAAATTTAAAAAATTACAAGATTATGTAGGAGCCACAGCTCATAATTTATTAGTTGAAATGGGTTTTGATATGACTAATTATCAGTTATTTATTACTGAAATGTGGGTGCAAGAGTTTGCTAAAAAAGGTGGTGGACATCATACATTACATACACATTGGAATGGTCACATATCTGGTTTTTATTTTTTAAAAGCAAGTGATAAAACATCCATACCATTATTTGAAGATCCAAGACCTGGTAATGTAATGAATCTTTTACCAGAAATAGATAAGACAAAAATTACATATGCAAGTTCACAAATTAATTATAAAGTTCATCCAGGAAGAACAATGTTTTTTCCGTCTTATTTACCGCATCAATATGCAGTAGACATGGGTTACGAACCATTTAGGTTTATACATTGGAACTGTCAGGCAATATTAAAGAGTGTAGTAAATGCAAAATAAAGATATGAAAAAAGCTTTTATTAAAACTATACTAGAATCTAGTCCATTAAAAAATAAACCAAATTTTATAGATAATTTTTTAAAATCTAAAATGCAATTGAGAGGTAAAAATGTCATCAAAAAAATCGGCGTTTCAAAAAAATAAATACTCTGTTTTAAAAAATGCAATCTCACCTGAACTTGCAGAGTTTGTTTATAAATACTTTTTAAATAAAAGAAATGTAGCAAGATTTTTATTTGATCAAAAATACATTTCACCTTTTACAGAATACTTTGGTATATGGAACGACGAACAAGTGCCAAATACTTATTCGCATTATTCTGATATTGCCATGGAAACTTTATTAAAAGAAGTAAAACCAGTTATGGAAAAACACACTGGTATTAAATTAAGTCCTACATATTCTTATGCAAGAATATATAAAGAAGGTGATGTATTAGCTAGACATAAAGATAGATATTCTTGTGAAATATCTACTACATTAAATTTAGGTGGTGATTCGTGGCCTATATATTTAGATCCAACAGGTAAACAAGGACAAGCTGGTATTAAAGTAGATCTTAAACCAGGTGATATGTTAATCTATTCTGGTTGTGATCTAGAACATTGGAGAGAAGAATTTAAAGGTAAAGATTGTGGTCAAGTATTTTTACATTATAATAAAGCTAGTTCTAAAACGGCTAAAGAAAATCTATATGATAAAAGACCTTTTTTAGGGTTGCCTGCTTGGTATAAAGGCTTTAAATTACCTAAATAATATTGTATATAATAATTTGGCGGGAGATTCCACCACATCATCTCCTGCCTAATTATTAAGGATTTTATATGTTACAAAAAGTAAAATTTGCACCTGGATTCAATAAACAAGTTACATCAACCGGTGGTGAAAGCCAATGGGTTAATGGTGATAACGTACGTTTTAGATACGGCTCACCTGAAAAAATAGGTGGTTGGGCACAATTAGGTTCTGTTGAAATGACAGGACGTAATACAGCTATTCATCACTTTGTTAATACATCAGGTATCAAGTATGCAGCGCTTGGCGGTAGTAGTATTTTATATGCATACTCTGGAGGTATCTTTTATGATATTCACCCTATCAAATCTACAACAACTTTAACAAGTGCATTTTCTACAACTAACGGATCTGCAGCTGTAACTTTAACTTTTTCTTCCGCACACAATATGAATAAAGGTGATATTATATTATTAGATAATTTTACATCTATAACAAATTCTAATTTTGCATCTGGAGATTTTACAGATATAAAATTTATGGTAACATCAATACCTACTGATACTACTTTAACTATAACCATGGGATCTAATGAGTCTGGATCAGGAGCTTCTACATCTGGTGGTATTAGAGTTAGACATTATTATCCAGTTGGACCTGCAGTAGAGACTGCAACAACAGGTTGGGGCCTTGGATCATGGGGTGGTGTACAACAAGGACAATTTACTTCGACGCTATCATCAGGAATAAATGCATCAGTTACATCTTTAACTATGGCAAGTTCCAGTTCTTTTCCATCATCAGGAACTGTACAGATAGGAACAGAGCTAATTACATATACAGGAAATAGTGGCGGAACATTATCAGGATTAACAAGAGGTGCCGTTGGTACCACAGCAGCAATACATTCTAGTGGTGCAACAGTAACAGATGCATCAAACTTCTTTTCATGGAATGCTGCAGCATCAGGAGATATTGTAACAGCTCCTGGACTTTGGTCACTAGATAACTTTGGTAATAAACTTATTGCAACGATAAATGGTGGTGAAAGTTTTGAGTGGGATTCAAACCCTACAGGTGCAAACAACACAAGAGCAACAATTATATCTGGTGCACCCACTGCATCTGCATTTAGTTTAGTTTCAACTCCAGACAGACACTTAATATTTTTTGGTACAGAAACAACGGTTGGAACATCATCTACACAAGATCCCATGTTTATAAGATTTTCTTCACAAGAGGATATAGCAACATATACACCAAGTGCTACGAACACTGCAGGTACACAAAGACTTGCAGATGGATCTAAAATTGTTGGGGCTATTAGAGGTAGGGATGCGATTTACATTTGGACAGATACTGCATTATTTATTATGCGTTTTGTTGGTCCACCTTTTACTTTCTCGTTTCAACAGGTTGGTACAAACTGTGGATTGATTGGACAGAACGCAGCTGTTGAGGTTGATGGTACAGCTTACTGGATGTCAGAAAATGGTTTCTTTAGATACACTGGTAAACTAGACTCGTTACCATGTTTA